GGGTGCGAATTGATTGATATGGATCAAACCGTGGTAGGTAAAATCAAATGGAATACCGCACCATTTATGACAGGTATGTTAGGTATTAATCATACCGGAGCACTAATTAAAATGCTAGGAGCATTGGGCGAAAATATTACAATGGATGTTAAAAATGCAGCTGGTAAGAATTATGCAATGAAAATTTCAGAAGGGAGCACGCAAGCAACTTTTATGTTAGCTGATACAACGGTCATTCCTGCAGTGCCAGCAATCAATGCAGAACCTAACTATGAAATTACTATTCCAGTTAATGAAGAATTTGTTAGCAAATTTATCAAAGCAAAAAATGCCTTGCCGGATGCAAAAAACTTTGCAGTGCAAGTTGTTAACGGACAAGTTAAATTCATTATCAATTATACCACAGTTAATGCAGATAACATTTCATTTGAAGTAGGACCAACCACAATGACAACAATGGAACCGGTTTGTTTTTCGGCAGACAAATTAAAAGAAGTATTAGTAGCAAATCGCGGAGATAGCGGAGAATTGAAAGTATCTCCAGATGGTTTAGCTCGAATTGCATTTACAGGTGCAGATTTTGAATCAACCTATTGGTTAGTAATGTTACAGAATTAATATGATGATAGTACAAGTAATAAACGAATCATTAAACATGTTACCGGCATATGAAACTCCTCAAAGTGCCGGTATGGATGTAAGATGTACAGAACATATTGTTATGAATCCAGGAGAACGAGTTTTAGCAAAAACTGGTTTATATGTAGAAATACCCGCGGGCTTTGAAATTCAAGTTAGGCCTCGTAGCGGTTTGGCATTAAAACAAGGAGTAACCGTTTTAAATACTCCCGGAACCATTGATGCTGATTATCGAGGAGAAATTGGTGTTATTTTAATGAATCATAGCAGCACAGTTGTTGAATTTGCTAAAGGCGATCGCATAGCACAATTGATACTGGCACGAGTAGAGCGAATTGAATGGCAAATAACCGAATCATTATCAGGAACAAAACGAGGACAGCACGGCTTCGGATCAACAGGCAAATAATATGATTGGACAACAAGAAAATACACTTTGGGTAGAATCATTTCGCCCAGACACATTAGAAGGATATATTGGCAATGAACACATTATCGAAAAAGTTAAGATTTTTATCGCAAATGGTGATGTTCCGCATCTATTATTTTATGGATCGGCTGGAACAGGTAAAACAACGTTGGCAAAAATAATTGCAAACAGCGTAGATGCAGATTTAATGTATATCAATGCATCGGATGAAAACTCGGTAGATGCCGTACGAGATAAGATTAAGCGATATGCATCTACAGTTGGATTTCGTCGTTGGAAAATCATTATTTTAGATGAGGCAGATTATTTAACGCCAAATGCTCAAGCTGCACTTCGCAATTTGATGGAAACATATAGCAAAACAACTCGTTTTATTTTAACGTGTAACTATGTTGAAAAGATTATTGATCCAATTCAATCACGTTGTCAAACATTTGCCATTACACCTCCTAGTAAATCAGATGTAGCAAAGCGATTGGTTGCAGTATTAAATGAAAAGGGTGTTAGTTATGACATCAAGGATGTTGCAGCAATTATCAATGCATCATATCCGGATATTCGTCGAGCAATTAATGCAGCACAAGCATCTGTTGTTAATGGTAATTTGCAATTGGATAAAGCAAGTGCAATTCAAGCAAATTACATGACAGAAGTATTGGAAGTTTTGAAAAATGCTAAAGATAAAAAAGCTGCATTTAACAAGATACGCCAAACAATTGCAGATAGCAAAGTAAAAGATTTTACTCCATTATATACATTTCTTTATGACAATTTAGATGATTTTGCACATGGTCATATTGCTCCATGCATTTTGATTATTGCAGAATCTCAATTCAAAGATGCAAGTGTCGTAGATAAAGAAATCAACATAATGGCAATGTTTGTAAATTTATTAGGAGAATTATGAGTAAATTGAATGTTAATATTGGTCCAAATGATATGCAACCAATTACATGTAAAGAATGTGACGGAATGTATTTTCGTCAAGTAATGGCAATTAACAAAGTATCTAAATTCTTAACAGGTGCCGATAAAGATACTATGGTTCCAATTCCAGTATTTAGATGTGACGATTGCGGATGCATTCCAGAAGAATTTCAACCAATTAAAGTTAAAAAATAATGTCCATATCTTATCACAAAAGCACAGTAACAATTGTGTTTAAAACATCGGATCGTAGCAATGCGCGTACAAAAATGAAAACGTTTCGCAATAAATCTATAGATGATATTTTAGATGCAACGAGAATTATTGGAGTTCCTGATGCTGCTGTGATTTTAGAATTAGGCATAGGCAAACAATTGGAAGAACAATATCGTAAAAAATATAAATTATAATAAATGGCAGAAGAAAAGAAAGGTGCAACAATTTTTGATTTTATTGGTGGGGTAACGGATAAAAAACGCGAATGGAAAAAATGGTCTGAAACGGATCAAAAGAAATTTTCTCCATTTATTGTTAATCGTTGGTTATCGATGCGAATGGAATTAACGGAATTGGTCAATGAATTGCAAACATATACAATTGGATTGCTTAGACCACAAGAAACATATCGGTTGTACTATGAATTACTGCCAACCAATAAAAGCTTTGCAAAATATATCAAAGGAAAGTCTGAAGATAAATTTGACAAAGATTTAATTGCACAACTTGCAGAACATTATCAAGTTAGCAAATCAGAAGCTGCGGATTATGCAGACTTATTAGATAAAGTTGCATTAGAACGCATTATAACAATGTACGGATATAGTGATGCAGAAAAAAAGAAAATGTTGAAAGGAATCAAGTGAGCATAAACACACAAACACATTACAAAGGCAAAGATAGCCTTTATAAATTTGCAGAAGAGTGGGGCTTGAATGCTTATGAATTCGATATCATTAAACGCATTGTAAGATGCCGTCACAAAGGTTCATTTGCACAAGATCTATCAAAAACCAAAGATTTAATCGACATTTATATAAAAGAACAATTGGATTCTTATAAATAATTTCATATAATAGATTATGAAAGGCACTTATATTAATCCAGTATATAGATTAGCAGTACGAGATGCGGCATCCGTACCAAGAAAGATTTCTTATTCGCAATGGTCAATGTATGAACGTTGCCCGCTTTCTTGGAAATTATCATATATCGATGGTCTCGCGCCGTTCCAGGCATCAATTGAAACAGTGTTTGGAACGGCATTCCATGAGACATTTCAGTATTTCTTAACCGTAATGTATACAGAATCCGTTAAGAAAGCAGAAAGCTTGGATTTACGCGGAATATTGCAAAACAAGCTTCGAGAAGAATATGCACGATGTGTACAAGAGTTTGGTGGAGAACATTTTTCTAATCCTTTACAATTGGCAGAATACCTAGAAGATGGCGCTGCTATTTTACAATGGTTTAGCAAACGAAGAGGACAATATTTTTCAAGCAAAGATTGGGAATTGGTAGGCATTGAAATTGAATTATGTCATCAAGCATCTCCACACAACCCATCAGTATATTGGTATGGATTCATTGATGTTGTTATGCGACACGTACCTACCAACACTTTCAAATTGTTTGACATTAAAACATCTCGAAATGGTTGGAAGCAAAACGCCAAATCAGATGCAATGAAGTCAGCACAGTTAATTGCATATAAAAATTACTTTGCAGAGCAGTTTGGCGTGCCACGCGAAAAGATTGAAGTTGAATTCTTTATTGTTAAACGCAAAATCGTTGAAGAATCAATGTTTCCACAAAAGCGTATTCAAAATCATAAACCGGCTGCTGGGTCTGTAACACAAAAGAAAGTTCAGCGCCAAATTGAATCCTTTGTTGATGCCTGTTTTGATTCCGAGGGCAATAAGAATGCTGATAGAAACTATGTAGCTGTTGCCGGTAAGGGCGCAGTTAATTGCAAATATTGTCCATTTAAAACTGATTATGAACGTTGTCCCAAAGAAAATAGGATTCGTGAATAAAATTCATTATAATAGGATATGATTAATTGGCGACATAAACACGTATATGTT